ACACCTTCTAAAGTCCATTTGATTGTCTTATTTTTAAAAGAATTTTCTACTAAAAAATAATGTGTGTTTTCTATAAACTCATCATTATGCGTCCTAAGATGTTTTGCTATCGTTAAGCCTGTTGTTAAGCCATAATTAATAGCGATTTGTTCGTTTGTAAAAATTAAATTTGAAGTGATATTTTGCATAATCCTACCTTTTGCTAATTATAAAAAAGTAGGATTGTAGTTTTATTTAGTGTTGTGTTTTGTGTTTTTCTTTATAAAATGTATAAACTAAAGCTATTGAAACTATAACTAAAGTTACCGCACCAATTCCTAAAATGATTTCCATTTTAACTCCTTTTAGATTTAATTTCGCCAAGCCCTGAAAGAAACATAATTAAAATGCCTTCAGCTATAGCATAAGTCGCTTGACTTTGTGGAACATCGCTAAATTGCAAAGCAAAAGCTCCATTTACAAAGATACCTAAACCTATATTTCTTCCTGTGTTAAAAATAAGTTCTAACATTTTTTCCCTTTTTAAAAGTTTAGCACACTAAATAAAATTTAACAATATATTTTTACAAAATTCCTTAATTTCTTGTGCTGTCATTTTTCTCCTTTATTTAAAACATAAATTTAAGGCTCATTTCTAAAGCCCTATTTACAATACTTCTTATAAGCTCATCTCTTCCTGTACTTAAAGCTTTTCTAAGTTGCACTCCTAAGCCATCTTGTTTTAAAAGCTCTAAGGCTTTCGGTTTTAAAATAGCTTTTTTAACTTTTCCGCTTTCTAAATCCATACTCTCAAAATCCAAAAAATGATTATTTTTTAGGTAATTTATCGTATGATAAGCGTTTAATTGATGTGTTAAAAACTCTTCATATTCTAGTTTTGGGATAAAATCAAAAAAGTTAAAATCGCTTGGAATAGGAAAGGTACTATAAAGTTCTCCCAAAGTTTTTGCCGTATAGCTTTCAAAAAGCTCAATATTTTCACTCATTTAAATCCCCATTTATTGCAAAGCAAATTTAAATCCGTATTTGTCTTTAAAAGTTCATCAAAATAAAGCTCTAGTTTATCAATATAAAGTCTAGCACCTTTTAAATCATCATTTTGTATATTTTTAATTGCTAGATTTTTACTATCTTTGATAAGTCTTTGAAGCTCATCTTTTTTATCTTTAAGCTCAGTTAAACGACCTCTTGCGTAAGTAATTGTTTCTTCTTGCATTTTAATCCTTTATCTCATACAAAATTCGATTAAATCATCAATATCATTTAAATCATTTTTAGAAAAGTATAAATAAGCTTTAGGACTGATTAAAACTCCTGAAAAATCGCCATTATTTTCTTTATCGTATTTTAAAACTTTGCATTCTTTTAGAAAATGAATACAAGAGCTAAAGTCTATTTTATATTCTTTACAATCTTTGTTAAAGTCATCTGAAAAAAGTATGCTTTGATTTGGAAAATCATTTAAAAGTGTTTTTATAATACGTTTTGAAATAAGCTTAAAAGCTTTGAAGTTTTCCATTAATTCTCCTTTATTTTATCAAAATTTTACTTAAGCAAATAGACTACTTTCTATGTGTTTAAACATAATTTCATTAGCACTTTTAAAAAAGTCTTTTTTAATCTCAAAGCCATAAGCTTTGCGGTTTAAATTTGTAGCTGCTAAAAGAGTGCTTCCGCTTCCAGCGCATGGATCTATAACAACATCACCTGCATCTGTAAAAATAGTGATTAATCTTTCTAGCAATTTAACAGGCTTTTGTGTGGGATGTACTTTAGGAATACCTTCATCTTTTTGCCAATCCATGCAGTTATAAATCATCTTGCCATCATTGTTAAATTTTGGAAGTTTTTCACGATATAAGATTAAAGCATATTCACAATTTCCAACTATTCTCATATTTGCTTTTAAAACTTGAGATGAGCTTTGTTTTCTAAAAACCAAATTTATATAATGATTAAAGCCATATTTTTTAGCTACTTCAATTAACATTGCTTGTTGCTCAAAAGAGCAAAAAACAATCATGCAAGGACTTTTACCGCATTCTTTAGGTTCTTTTATAAGCATTTTTGAACAAAAGTGCATAAATTCGCTAACTCTAAAATCATTATCTGTATCAAAAAATGCCTTGTTTGCTTTTTTGCTTTTTCCATTTTTATTATCCCCATTTATATACCATTCAGGACTTGAAGCATAAGCATTGTTGCCTAGATTATAAGGAATATCAGCTATTACAAGCTGTGCTTTTGGTATATTATATCTTTTAAAATTTTGAAAATGGTCGTTATATAAATTTGGTTTCATTTTTACTCCTCAGCTCTCTCGCATTCAGTGTTTATTTCTTTTAAAGTTTTCCCAGATTTGTCTTCATATATTATTGTTATCCTATAACTATACTCTCCATTTTGTTCCGAGTAACAAGGAATAAAGAATGTTCTGTTTTTATCTCCAAATCTGAAACCATAATCATTTGGCATCAGTTGAAAACTTTCTTCATCAAAGTCATAATTTAACGCTGATGGTTCTAATTGATCCCACTCTGCGTAATTGTATTCACAACAACTTTGACTATAAGTGTCCCACAATGAGTTGCCATTGTTGAACACAATTCCTTCATCATTTCCATATTTAATTATTTTCATCTTCATCCTTTCAATAATTCTTTATTTTCGTGTATATTGCCTACGACATATACATCTTCAATTGTTTTATTATTTTTATGTCTACGAAGGTCAAATAAGTACCCACCATCTCCATTAGATAATTTAGAACACAATCCCAACTCCATATCAAAACAAATAATTTCATAAAATATTTCTGAATTTTTTTCATTAGTAAATACTAAGCATTCTATAATATCTCCTATATAGATTTTATTACCTTTGTAATCATAGTAGCCTGTAAATAACTCTATCTCTAAATCATTCTTATTCTTTACAAACTCTACTTCATTAATTCTGTCAGTTTCAGTAAATGTGGTTCCTGCTTCTACAGGAGATTTGTCATATTTATGAAGTTCTATTTCATTAAGATATCTCTTTTCAGTATTATCCCAAATTCTAAAATCAAAGTCTTTTAGTTTCATTTTTATTCCTTAGAAATTTTTCAACATCTTCAAAAGCTTTAACAATAAGCTTTTTTTCATGAAAGAAATTTCTTCCACTTGGCTTACTTTTGTAAATTTTGTAAGCCTTTCTGAGTTCTTTTTTACTTATGTGATTTTTATAATTTATTTTTTCAATTGCAATCCCATTGCTTCTTAAAAAATGACAAAAGCAACTTCTCCTCTCGCTAAATGGAACGATTTTTACAATTTCAAGATAATTAGAACGGCAAACTTCCATCATCATCTCCTATTTCGATATATTTTTCATTGTTATTGTTTTTTACTTCATTTCCATAAGGATTATAGCTTTGATTTTCTTTTGGAATAAATGATTTATTATTGTCGTTATTTAAAGATTTATGCCTTGCTTTAAAAGATTTTATAGATAAAGGCTCTTTATTATTTTGAAACTCATCCATGCTTTGCATTTTTTCATTAAAAATTCTATCAAGAAAGATTTTGTTAGCAAGTTCTCCATTTTTACTTAAATATTCTTCTGTTCCAAAACCTAAAACTAAAAGTTTATTAACTAAAGAATTTAGATAAATAACTTCAGTCTGCACTCCAAAAACATTCTCATTTCCCTTTTCGCTAAAATCAAGTTCATCAATTCCAAAGAATTTCATAATGGCATTTAATTGTCTAAATCCTAAATAATTTTCTTTTTCTCCATTTTTACCCATATAGCTAAAATCGTTATTTTTAGCTACAAAAAGATTAAAAATAGCTAGTTTTTGCTCTTTTGAAGTTAAAAATTCAAAACAAATAAAAGTATTATTGCTTCCATCGCTTGCTATCTTTTCATATAAAAAGGCTTTGCGGAAAACTCCGCTATAAAGCCCACCTTCACTTAAATACTCTACGCTTGGCGAATAATTTGCCACTTCAAAACTTGCCTTAAATGCTGGTAACATTATAATTCTCCTTTTAATTGTGTTAAAAATTCATCTTTATTACTTAGAACTTCTCGTATTTTTTCACTTGTAAATAAAGAATGTTTTTTTATAAAATTGTTTTGCTCCCCAGTGTTTAAACCATTATCACTCATAAATTTTCTAAGTTCAGCACCTAAAGCTTTTATCTCTTTTGCTTTATTTTCTATAGCTTTTTCATCACTACCCCAAACTTTTAAATCTTCATTTGGATTTAAAAATCTCTTTTCCTTTATTGTTTCTAATTCACTCTCATCAAGCATTCCAAGTCCACAAATACTTAAGGTTACACGCCTTTTTGCTTTTGTGATAGCTTTCATTATTGCATTTGCTAAATTATCGCCACCTAAATTTTTAATATTTAAAGCACCTGTATCGCAATCAGTTCTTCCATCGGGTGTTGCTGCGTAGGCTGTAACCATATAAATATCGCCAACTTGTGCCACTTCTGTTTTTGTAATACTTACTTTTCTTATTTGTCTTAGCTGATCTGTTGCTGATTTATTTGCATATAAAGTAAGTTTGCCATTTAATACTATGTATTCAAAAGGCTTTGTAAGCATGTTTAAGCCTAAACTTTCACAAAGATTTTTAACATAAGACGCTCGTTCTACGTCGCTCAGTTTTGATAAATCACCTTTTACCAAGGCTAACTCATAAGGATTAAAATTTATTTCTAATTTATTTTCTTCTTTTAATACAACTTCATTACTCATTTTTCATCTCCTTAATATTTTTCTCCA